GAATGGAAAGTGTACCGTCAAGCCCTTAGAGACTTACCCTCGGTAACCGAGGATCCAGAAAATCCTAATTGGCCTACTCCACCCAATGCATAAAAACCTCCGTAAACAGTAGATGAGTGACCCTCTACTCTTTGTGGACACATCGGAGAGCAATGTCACTGTCACAGGTAACCTCCATGTTACCACAGAGGTAAGTGGTGGGTATGATACTAATACGACATCATATTTAGGTCGTGCGGCAGTAGGATACTGTGGACATAATGACGCTATGGCTATCTGTCATATTGATTCAAATGATAACGGAGGATACGCACTTTTACAAGAATCAAATGGAGAAACAATGTTAAATTCTGCGTCAGGTCGTCCAGTTCATATACGCCAGGGAAACGTTGATAAATTGACTATAAATAGTTCTGGGATGGCTGAGTTTGCATTAACCCAAAAAAGAAACATTTTTTATGCGCCAAGCAATTGGGGTTACTCCACTAGCAGCACCAGTGATACAACTTTATGGTCATTCAGTCATAATTTTCCATACAATGGATATGTCATATTAAGTATGAATGGTCACTTTACTAATTCCGCTGGAAATCGTTGGGTTTATGCAAAAATAGGTATAGATCATTCAGATCCGGCTGATACTTCAGGGTTTTACGATTTCCATACGGTTGGAGGCGCGGGGAATTACGGGGGGGATTTCCATGCATATAAAGACTCTAGTGTAAGTTGGCAAGATATTAACTGGGGTGGAACCCTAAAAGTGAGCGCCGGTAACCGGGCCATATGTTTGCGTGTCCGTACTTCAGGTGGAACCTTGTCCATAAACGGATTGGCAATAAATATGATGTATTTTCCAACTTATATTTTCTAAGCCTCCAGTAAATGGTTAACGAACAATACATTTTACACCCATATTACTCCACCGTGTTTGCAGATACTGTAAGAGAAGTAATGGAAAATCCACCCGTATCCTTTGGACATAGCGGATCGTGGGACACTCTCACATTTCCAGATGGATATGAGAAACCTTCAAAAGAGCTTTTAGAGGAAAGATTTAAAGAAAATTATAGGAATGAGGGGTTCAAATACTTACGGATAGAAAGAAATAAAAAACTCACAGAATCAGATTTTGTAATATTTCCCGATTATTCACACCCTACCCCCGAAATTAAACAGGCGTGGTTGGATTACCGACAAGCCCTTAGGGACTTACCCTCGATAACCGAGGATCCGGAAAATCCCGTATGGCCTACTCCACCCAATGTATAAAAACCTCCGTAAACAGTAGATGAGTGACCCTCTACTCTTTGTGGACACATCGGAGAGCAATGTCACTGTCACGGGTAACCTCCACGTTACTGATGTAACTGTCACAGGTGACCTCCACGTTACTGATTTAATAACTCTAAATGGAAACGCTGTATTAGACACTTACGATAAAAATCCAATTAGTTCAGTACATGGAATTATTGGTAGAGAACCATTATATACATGGCAGGGTGATCAAACTTTTTCCAATACAGTAGGTGTAAGGAACGAACCGTACAATTATAATAGTGATAGCTCATGGGGTAGAATAAGAATTTATGGGAGCACTACAATCAATGATCATTTTCATTCTATCAAATGGAACTTACAAAATATGACTCAGTTCTATAATTTGAGTCGAGATAACGATGGTAATCTAGCACAACCTTCCTCATATGCGTTGCTTTCTTTACCAGTCAGATGGATAGATAATAAAACATGTTCTCATATGTTTTTTATGAAGATGATAACACGGGATAGATTTGAACATGCATGTGTTTATGTAACGAATGAGGATAGAACAAGTTGGTATAGACTTGGTGTAGCAACTACAAATATGAACGCGACGAGTTTTGATGCGAACCGCGATGCACGACCTTTTCCAGGTCCTGATGGTGGACAATCTCAATCTCACAGTTATCATGAATGGGGAAATTGTAGTATACCACAATATGTAGTGGAAGAGTATTCGTATGCAACAACAGAGGATAATAATAGCCCTCACAACAGAAATATAAATATAGCTGTATGTGGGACTTCGGATGGCAACAATAGTTTCTATCCGTCAGGTATTGCAATGCGTCCAAATATTTACGGATTAACGTTTTGGCAAGCACGTGTTATGTATTTAGCTATGAACGGTGGAACTGCTGTGGGAAAACATTCGGATAATTGGGAAGGATCCACGATGTGTTCTATAGGGCATACGACCAACTTAACTAATTTATATGTCCCTATATGTCCACCAAAAAATCCCACTTCAAATGCATACCCAGATTTTTATATGGGTTATCTGGGACACAGAGAAGACGGTAGATATGAAAACAGATTAAAATTTTTTTTACATGGTAGTGATGGCACATATCAATTTTTAGGGAGACAAGCCATGTGTTATAAAGGAAGATATGGACACGCGTATGTTTCACAATCTCACAGCACCTCGTACCTTACAAGAGCTTCGGGAGTTTATGTACCAAGTCCAGATCCCAAATATATACAAACGATTCAGGGAAGACCTTATTTAAGAATTAGAATTGATGCCCGACAAACGGGTGGTGATTCAACATCTGCAACATCCACACATCACCCCAGAGGTATGTACACGGAAGTTGTATACCCAGATGGTTCTAGTGACGGATATGGTCAAACACAAAATATATATAATATATAAGTAACATGTTACACATTTACGATCAACATGACTTTATATATTCATTTTCTCTAGATGCCCTTGATAGAACCCAAGAGGATTGGACTAACTATACAACGGTAGAATTATTACCACAAAATGAATATACGTTACAGAAGTTTGATACAGAGACAAATACGTGGAAGTATATACGAAGACATTATGGAGATAGTGATCCATTAGATGAATTACTTACATATGAGGATGCACGTAAACGTGATTACCCAAAAATGGAGGACTATTTAGATGGTATAGTAAAAGGCGATACTGAACAAATTGAAGCATACAAAGTAAAATGTAATGAAGTAAAAACTATGTGGGCAAAAGATATGGAACCAATTACATTACATGAATATTTTAGAAGACGTGGACTATTAATTTCTCCCTAAAAAGTAGATGAGTGACCCTCTACTCTTTGTGGACACATCGGAGAGCAATGTCACTGTCACAGGTAACCTACATGTTACAAATCACGTCGGTATTGGGGTGACGACCCCAGCTACAGAGTTACACTTATTAGGTGTAGGAAATGGTTCGAGTCCTAGGTTGAGATTTGAAACCCTAAATAACGGCGTAAATGGCAATTATACCCCGGGTGGGACGGAGATAGGTGGTATGCAATTTGGAGCGGATGACCTTACTTGGGCTACCCAGCATATGTCTTCGGAGATTGTCGGTATACATGATAGTCCGAATTACAGTGGTGCTCTGGGTACTCTTTCGTTCAGAACTTCCACAAGTCAGGGCTCAAATCCCAGTGAGAAGATGTTAATTTCTCCTCAAGGTTATTTAAAATATAATAACCAACCTCGATTTTCCGCTTATTCTAATAGTTCTAACGGAACTTTCAGTGGATTCAACAGTCCGGTCAAGTTAACCAGTACGCTTTACAATGTCGGTAGTCATTACAGTACCTCTACCGGAGGTTTTACAGCCCCTGTAAGTGGTCACTATAGGTTTTCTGTTGCACCGTGGAACAACAGCGCCTCGGAGCAACAGTACAGTATGTGGTATAGAACGTCTAATTCGGGAGCATGGGATGATATAGCACCTTATAAATTATTAGGAGGATCTGCAACTGGTGATGAAATGATATGGACTAATAGAGAATATCGAGGATTAGGTCATCCTACGTTTGATCTTTATGTCCCAGCCAATTATCAAATAGCGTTCGGTGGACGTGGGGGGGCGTCAGTTACAATTTATAGAGCACACTCATTTTTTTCGGGTGAATTAATTTCAATTGCATAATATATGAACGCGTACGTCTCCCTCGTCCCAGAAACATTAGAAATCGTAGATAGATTTAGAGGTACGCAGAGCGACGTAGAATCTAGATCTTCTGATTTGGAACATGTCATAGTTCCACCGGAAATGAACTCAGATTTCGTAATACCCAGTCGTAATTCAGAAACCGATGAAATAGAATTTACGGTAGATACTCAAGCATTCGAAGTAGAAACTCAAAATTGTATTCAATCTCTATGGGTAATGTTTAGAGGTGAAAGAAAGCAACGTCTTTCAGAATGTGATTGGGTTGTGAGTGTATCCGACTCACCTTTACCACAAGAAAATATTGATGAATGGAAAGTGTACCGTCAAGCCCTTAGAGACTTACCCTCGGTAACTGAAGATCCAAAAAATCCTAACTGGCCTACTCCACCCAATGTATAAAAAAACCTCCGTAAACAGTAGATGAGTGAACCTCTACTCTTTGTGGACACATCAGAGAGCAATGTCACTGTCACAGGTAACCTCCATGTTACAAACTCACTCCATATATATAAAGCGGCTGCTGAAGGTACGTCTGGACTGTTCATAGAAAAAGCGAGCGGTGGTGCAGGAACTACTGCCGCTTTATTCTTCGGCGTGAACGCTCCGACCGAGAACCCCGGAGTCGCGAAAGCCGCTATATTTTATGAACGCAATTTGGTGAACGGACGTGGTGACATAAAGTTTTGTAATGACGCAGTCAACGATACGAACGCCGTCACCACTGCAGCCGCTGATACGAGGATGATTATTCAAAACAATGGAAACGTGGGAATCGGTACAGTCTCACCCGATACAGCTCTACATGTGAATGGTATCATAAAACAAACAGGGGCGAATTGGGCACTTACAAATGGAGGTGTCAGTACTTCAGCAAATCACGGGGCTCACGCACCTGATTTCGCGCATTTGAATAGAACTTTATCTACCCCTACGGGTGTAACGTTGACTCACGTAAATCAAGGTGGTTTAAATACAAGATCGCGTATCACGATAAATACAGCTGGTAAATATGCTATGTATACCAACGGATTTAGACAAACTGGTACATCCGATACAACAGAAATATTTATATATAAAAATGGGGGGTACCAGTACGTCCGTGCATATTCGGGACCCAACGGTACAAGTAATTATGCAACTGCGGGTAGTGCCTATACTATCATGGATTTAAATGCGAACGATTATGTAGAAGTGTATCTGAATCAAGCAACATTCCATGGTAACGATTCCGTCTATTTCGCTGGTCATCTCATCGCCTAAGTCCGGCAAGAACATCTGGTGGGAGACACGTGTAACCGTTCGTGGCGATATACTTAACACCTCCTTTTAATTCCTGTCCTCGATGGAGGTACGTGAAGGTACTCGGAAAAATTACGAGTTTTCCCGTTTTCGGTTGAATGCATTTTCCGCAACTAAACTCTGTCGCTCCATCATTTTCCTCGTCTACGTCATTTAAATAGAGTATATACGTAAAAGTTTTGAAACTCGTGGGAATGTTAGCGTCACTGTGCCAGTGATAGAATTCGCCGGGTAAGGTTCTTTGAATCTGAGGTGGGTACACGTGACTATCCCTCATAACAGCATCCAATAACTGGTTACGGTCGAGGGGTTTTATGTGTATTCTGTATTCATTTCTAGCACGTTCCAACACTTCATCGAAATAGTTTAATTCATCGTCCCAGTGACCGTTTCCATATAGTCGTATCTCGGTACTTCGCTTGTATCCCGTATCGAGTCCTTTTGTAGTCGTACCGTTTCGCTTATTATCACCTTTCTCGAACTTATCGATGATTCGAGCACATATTTCGGATGGGATGAAATTTTCCCGTTCATAAATGAACTCCATATATAGTTAAAAAAATAAATCTTTATATAACATAATGACACGGTTAGAAGATTCGTCTACGGTCACATATACAAAAAACAGTGATGGTTCGTCGTCATGTACAATCCAAATTAATCCCATAGGTACAAAATGTATGGAAGTGATTGCAGCAAAACCCGAAGAGTTTATAGAAAATTACTTTAACGTCCGTATAAAGAATCAGGGTGAACAAATCATAAAGAGTAAGATGGATTCCCTGATAGAGCAAAACAAGCTTGAGGAGATGAAATCTATGGAAGCAACTATCCTAGAATATGAAATCTCGAGTCGAGAACCACCCACATTATAATTTTCGTTTCCTCTAAAGTGTGACCCAATGTATAAAAAACCTCCGTAAATAGTAGATGAGTGAACCTCTACTCTTTGTGGACACATCAGAGAGTAATGTCACTGTCACAGGTAACTTAAATGTTACCGATTTAACTACCCTAACAGGTGACACTCGTATCACTGGAGATATGAGTGTCACTGGAGATCTAAATGTCATAGGAAACTTATCTAGAACTCAATACAGACCGGGTGAAATTATTGAAGAACTAAGCTCGATTTGCGATGGATCACAGATAGAGCTTACTTCTGGTACATATACCGTACAAAACGTGACAGCTACACAACATGGAAATACTACACACACCGCGGTAACGGGAAGTACGATCGCGTACACTCCACCACCTGGTACAAAGAGAGTGTATTATCGTTTTTCGTATCAATGGGACAACGCAGAAAACTCAGGTATATCGCATCACCAAATGCAAGTTGATGGAACTACTCTAAGGGATTCGATGCATACAATCGCTTCAAACTATGCATCGACCAATTGGCATCATGCATTGTTTCCTGTGTTTATTGAATATACGATTGACTGTAACGCTTCATCAACTAATGCAGCAGCTGGAAAATTTACCTCGTGGACCACTCCAAAAACGTTAAGAATTACGTATAGAGAATACAATGGATCATACGAATCCAGATTACACTTTAATGAATGGTGGAATGGTACTAGCGGTGGGGCGGCGACGCCAGTGAGACCCCACTTAACAATACGAGCGATAGCATAAAAACCTCCGTAAACAGTAGATGAGTGACCCTCTACTCTTTGTGGATACATCAGAGAGCAATGTCACTGTCACAGGTAACCTCCATGTTACAAGTAATTTAAGTGTTATTGGAGGTATCACAGGAGATACGAGTGTCACAGGAGATACGAGTATCACTGGAGATTTGGACGTGAGTGGAGATGTTCATATAAGTGGGTCACTGATAAAAACAAGAGCACGAATGATTCGTTTGGAATCGGGTAATAGATATTTTACATCGGACGGGTGGCAAACCTACGTTCCTTATGGAGAAGCGTGGACAGCTTATTCAAGTGATCCTTTATACTCAATTTCAATTACAGGAGACTGGGTTGACGGAGCCCGAGCAATACATTTAAGAATAGCCGTTAAAAATCAACGCACCAATGTAGTTACATATTTTCCAAGTAGCTCTGGTTGGATAAAATACATGTATATAAATAGAAACCGCTTAGATGGACATATGTATCTCGGAATTATGTCCGGTTTAATATACGGTGATTCATATAAAGTCCAGCTAGAAGTGGACCCTAATAGCTCGAGCAACTACAGGTGGCACTCGCAATACGGAACCCTTACAGGTCTTGTATGGGATTAACGAACCCACTTTGCAAAAAACCTCCCTAAACAGTAGATGAGTGAACCTCTACTCTTTGTGGACACATCAGAGAGTAATGTCACTGTCACAGGTAACCTAAATGTTACAAGTAATTTAAGTATTATTGGAGGTGTCATAGGAGATCTAAATATCACGGGAGATACGAGTATCACAGGAGATTTGGACGTGAGTGGAGATGTTCATATAAGTGGGTCACTGAGAAAAACAAGAGCACGAATGATTCGTTTGGAATCGAGTAGTAAGTCTTTTACATCAGACGGATGGCAAACCTACGTTCCTTATGGCGATGCGTGGACAGCTTATTCAAGTGATCCTTTGTACTCAATTTCAATTTCAGGAGACTACGTTGATACAAGTGGACGAGCAATACATTTAAGAATAGCCGTTAAAAATCAACGCACCAATGTAGTTACATATTTTCCAAGTAGCTCGGGTTGGATAAAATACCTTTATGTTGATCATAGTCGCTTAGATGGACATGGGTATCTCGGAATTATGTCCGGTTTAATATACGGTGATTCATATAAAGTTCAGCTAGAAGTGGATCCTAATACTGCGAATCCGTACAGGTGGCACTCTGCATATGGAACCCTTACAGGTCTTGTATGGGATTAACGAACCCACTTTGCAAAAAACCTCCCTAAACAGTAGATGAGTGACCCTCTACTCTTTGTGGACACATCAGAGAGCAATGTCACTGTCACAGGTAACTTAAATGTTACCGATTTAACTACCCTAACAGGAGAAACAAGTATCACGGGAGATACGAGTATCACGGGAGATACGAGTATCACTGGTGAACTCTCTGTGAGTGGTCCTACTACCGGTCCGAATCATGGGTCGGCATCGATGCTTTATTTACTTAATTCGCCTTATATAAAAGAATGGCAATGGACGGGTGGTATTAGTAGTGTACTTCGCGTCACATTCACAACATCAGAACTACCTACGAACTGTAAAGCTATATACGCAGACGTATTTATGCCACAACATAGCGCCAACGATCATGTTGGTCATGCTTTGGGTAAAAATGTAGGACAAATGACAATGTGGACAGGTGGTAGAAATGCTCGCCCTTCGTCCCAATTTGGAAACTTGGCGGCGCAGCAGTGTTTTTTATCTATGCCGGGGCAGAGTGATGGATTTGAATATTTTTACGGTAACTGGTGGAATTCGTGTATCATACCACTCGATACGGGTAATAAAATTTACCATACAGTATCGGGTGAAGGCGGTAGTACCCAGTCGTGGATATACATGATCGTTAAAGGATATTTTTATTAAGGTGGCTACCAGCGACGAAGCTGTCTATTACACACATTCAACATTGTATCTTAGATAATTATTATCTACCCTTATATTAATTATGGCAACCCATACATTAAACTTTCCAGGTGTCAATCTGAATGCCAGTGAAAGTACAGTTGATACCGCTACAATTGGTACTGGTGGTCTTATTGTTGATACCGATACACTGGTAGTCAATGCATCTACAAATAGAGTTGGTATTGGTAGTGATGCACCAAATGTAAGTCTAGATGTAGGTGGTGGTGTAAATATCAGTGGTATGACAGAATTAACTGGTACAGATCATGCGACTGATGTTAATACAGGTACTCTTACGGTTGCCGGTGGTATAAGTACACAAACAAACTTACACGCATTAACAGTATACACACATGGTGGTCTTGTTACTAACAGATCAGGTACATGTAAAAAAACATATTCTTATACAACAACTTTACAAGCCGATGCATCGGTAAGTACTGCAACCTTCACTGTTGTTTTTTCAAATCATGTATTTCAGTCGAGGATATACGCAACATTAGTTGAAGGTACATCTACAGTAAGTAGTTTTATACAAGACGTTTGTGGTGGTCATATTACTGGTGGTACACCTGCAAATATAGTATTAGGTACTACAACAGTGGTTGGACATAGTGGTGCACCGTGGTCTAGTGTAACATCAACAAATACAAATACAGTGGAGTATAATGCTAATGAGGCTATCGTGGGTGCTGGGTATTATGATATATTTGTTGAATATCTTTCATCACACCCGGATGGTAGAGTGTTAAAATTTACAAAAGGTTCAGAGCTTGGTGGGCAAGTGGATGCAATTACGTTTAATTATTAAGTTTAAAAAATTGTATAGTAGTAATAATAGGATGACGACACTTATCCAAACATTCGGAGGAAATATAGGGATAGGCACCAACGATCCAGGAAGTTATAGGCTACGAGTGGATGGTGGTGTTAGAGTATCTTCTTTAGAAATTGGGGGGGTTGGTAATGCAATCGCCCCAACTGGTTTAATTGGATTGTGGCATGGACTTTTAGCTACTATTCCTACAGGGTGGGTTATATGTGACGGTACTAACGGAACTCCAGATCTAAGGGATAAATTTATTCGAGGTGCTTCAGGGGATGATGTACCTGCCACGACGCGGGTAGGTACTGTAGGTGGGTCGAATAACACGACCCTAACCGAACCTATGTTAGCCTCACATAGTCATCCCGTTACTGTAAGTCAAGGAAATACTCAAGATAATCACAGTCATAATACAAGTACAAACAACGCTCAACACACGCACGGGTCGAATCAGCAAGGTAATCACCGTCACCCAATAAACTATATTAATTGGCGACAAGCGCCGGGTTGGGTTAATCATAACGTCGGTGCGCAGGTTGGTGGGCAGTGGGCGTTTCACGCGAACGAATATATACCAGTCGATACCAGCATCAACCAAGGAGGGAATCACAATCATGGTGTCCCCTACCACAACGCGGGTCATACACACCCCCAAGGTGCACACCCCACCTCCCCTGCACCACATTCCCATCAAGCAAGTTCAGGTACCCGCGCCGAATGGACTGGAGATGATATACCCGTAACAAATCCATATTATGCACTTTATTATATCATGAAAACATAATACGTTTAATTATTAAGTTTAAAAAATTGTATAGTAGTAATAACAATGACAACGAAGGTTGGTGTCTTTGGAGGAAATATCGGGGTAGGCACCAATGATCCCGGAGATTATGATCTAGATGTAGTTGGTTCACTTCGAGCTAATACAGTCGATTTCGGTGACGCTGCTAGTGCACATATCCCATCCGGTTTTATTATGATATGGAAAGGTTTTCAAAGTAATATTCCTCCAGGTTGGGTTATATGTGATGGTGCTAACGGAACCCCTAATCTAACGGATAAATTTATTCGAGCTGCTTCAGGGGATGTAGCGTCACCGACGATCGCCACAGGTATAAATACTCAAGGTGGGTCGGATAACACGAACCTGACTGATGCAGCTATGTTAGCCTCACATAGTCATCCCATTACTGTCGATACTGGGAGTGCCCCACATAATCATAACGTCCAAACTCGAAACATTTACCACAATCATAGCAATAACGCAGCCGGTGATCATATACATTCGGTTTCGAAATTTAATTGGCGACAAAATCCGGGTTGGGTTAATATGAACGTATGGGGTGGTGGTTACAATCAGTTTGCAATTCACTCAAATCATTATTCCTCCGATGTCTCGATAGGATACACCGGAAATCATACCCACAACTGGGGAAACAACTCTTCCCCACATGGTCATCAGGGAAATTATGCAGATGCACCACATGGACACCCAGCGAGTTCAGGTGATACAGGAACTGGAGCTACTATACCCGTAACAAATCCATATTATGCACTTTATTATATGATGAAAACATAATACGTTTAATTATTAAGTTTAAAAAATTGTATAGTAGTAATAATAGGATGACGACACTTATTCGTACATTTGGTGGAAATATAGGGATTGGCACCAATGATCCAGGAAGTTATAAACTACGAGTGGATGGTAGTGTTAGAGCAACTTCTTTAGAAGTTGGGGGGGTCACTAATGCACATATTCCGAGTGGTGCAATTGGAATATGGCATGGAAATTCAACTGATATTCCTCCAGGTTGGGTTATATGCGATGGTGCTAACGGAACTCCAGATCTATCGGATAAAGTTATTCGGTGTGCCAACGGGGATGACGTACCTGCTACCACATCTGTAGGTACTGACGGTGGGTCGGATACCACGAACCTGACTGATGCAGCTATGTTAGCCACACATAGTCATCCCGTTAGTGTCAGTGATGCAAATTCACCACACAAGCACAACGTAGGAACTGGCTACGCCAACCATAGTCATAGTCAAAGCGGCGGCGGTGGCAGTCATAGGCACACCGCGACCAATATTAATTGGCGACAAAATCGATACTACATTAATAATAATGTCGGTGCACAGGTTGGCGGGCAGTGGGGAACTCACGCCAACTCGCAGATCCCGGCCGAGCTCACGAATTATGCGGCGCTTCACTCTCATAATTTACCGACAAAACACATACCACATAACCATACGGGGGGCTCTAACAGATCTGTACATACCCACCCAGCGAGTTCAGGTGATACAGGAAGTGGAGATGCTATACCCGTAACAAATCCATATTATGCACTTTATTACATCATGAAGCTGTAATTTTATATTTTATATCGTAGTGACTCACACTTAAAAAAATAAAGTCTCACTATAATATAAAATGTCTGGTGGTATTGCCCAACTCGTCGCCGTAGGTGCACAGGACGTGCACCTAGTAGGCCAACCCGAAATCAGCTTTTTCAGGTCTACCTATAAGCGCTATACTAACTTCTCTCAAACCGTGGAACGCCAGGTTATCCAGGGTAATGTTTCAAATGGTGGTATGAGCACCGTGCGTTTCGAGCGCAAGGGTGACCTTCTCAACTATGTGTACTTAGTATGCAACAATGGATCTCTTGTACAAGCGGAGTCTGATTGGACGGATCTTATTGACAAGGTCGAGGTCCTCGTGGGTGGACAGGTTATTGATGAGCAGGATTCTACTTACTCTACCCTAATTGCTCCTACTCTCTCCGCTACCACTTCTTCCAAGTCCGTCGCGGGTGATCTTTTCGGTGGTTCTACAAATGAGAACTTCTACCCTCTCCGTTTTGCTTTCTGTGAGAATTGGCAGACTGCTCTTCCACTCATTGCCCTCCAGTATCACGATGTGGAGCTTCGCATCACTTGGGGTGCTAACGCCGCTGATTCCAGTCGCAAGTGGGATATCTATGCCAATTATGCGTACCTCGATACCCAGGAGCGTGAGTTTTTCGCTTCCAACCCTCAGAACCTACTGATTACCCAGGTTCAGAAGACTATTAAGTCTGGTGCCAAGATTCAGGAGCTTAACCTGAATCATCCCGTCAAGTATTTGGCGGCTGCTTCGGGTTCCGCGGTGAACATTCTCGGTAATGATGGCTCTGTTGACAACAAGCTTAAGCTTCAAATTAATGGTACCGATGTTGCGGACTTCAAATTTGCCAACCCTAATTTCTCCAGTGTCCCCCTTTACTACCACACTACTAACGCCGGATCCGCGGTTGCTTCTGCTACCGTTGAGAAGCTCTTCTTTTACCCCTTCTGCCTTGACGCCGGTAAGGTTCAGC